TCATCCCCGCCGCGGGCGCTTCGCCCACTGCCATTCGATCACGGGCGTTCCAGCCTCGACCGGCGCGTCAGGTGGCAGCACAAGCGCCTGCAGGCTGCGGCCGCACCCGCCGATGATCTGGTAGCGGCGGCCGGTGCGCATCTGCAGGATGGCGCCGAAGGGTGGCAGCTCGCCCCAGGCCACGCGCAGCCTGACCATCGACCAAGCTGGCTTGCCGCGGGCCATCAGTAGGGTGCCGGTGGCGGCGTGAAGCTGGCGGTGTTCGTGCATTTCCCGACGAGTCCACGGAATTCATCCATATAGCCGGTGGTCGGCGCAGCGCCAATTGGTGTGTACTGAGCCGCACCAATAATCCAATTCGCGCTGCTAGACCAGTTGTTGGCAAAGGTTCCGCTGGCGACCAGTACCCCATCCAGGAATAAATAGACAGTGGTTCCCTTACGGCCGAACTGGACGTGATACCAAGTGTTTGCAACGATGCCGGCAGTCGGCTGTGCCATCGCTGTTGCACCATCGTAGAACGTCAACTTTCCAGCGGTCATATAGAGTGCCGGCCCGCTAGCACTCGTACCAACACTGCGACCGTCCATGATGAATTGCTGGGCAGAGACAGAATCGAATCTGACGCGGCAATCTATGGTGAAGTCCTGTAGCCCGACCAACAAATCACTACTGTTGACCGAGAGATATGAAGATCCACCCGGCAGCCTGAGTGACTTGCCGCCAAACACCGATTGCGTGGTCGACAGCGCGACTCCGCCCCCGACGCCGATGTTGTGCTTGTTCGGGCTCGAATCGAAAATCGAAGTCCCGTCAAAGTGCAGCAGCAACTGCGTGTACGGGCCAAGCGGCCCGTATTGCAACTTGTCATAGAGGGCGAGACGTGCCCGAGACAAGTTGAGACTCACGCCCCCCTTGGCATTGAGCGGCCCGAACACTACAGATCACCGCATTCCGCGAAGGCCGTGATCTGCTTGCCGCTGCTCAGCGCAGCACCCGCCGCGATGTACAGCTTCGCACCCGCCTGGAGGCACAGCACCTTGTTGAGATAGGCGTCGTATTGAAGCTGCGGGAGCATCAGACTCCGCAAGACATCCACGGGGGCGGCAGTGCCGTTGGTGCCCGAGAGCGCGGGCACAGGCACCACGCCGAGGAGATATTTCGTGCCGGTGCCGTTGGGGTCAACATAGACGCCGACGTTGGCCGCCACGGTGTCGGTGCTGCACAGGGAGAACGACTTGAGGATCGAATCGTTCGCGCCGGCCGACACGCTGCTGGCATCGCACACCTGCAGGTACCCCGTGCCCGTGGCAGTCACCAGGGCCGCAAAGAGATTGCGCGTGTTTTGAATGTAGGGTGAGGTGAAGGTCTTGCTCATTACATCAGGCTCCCGCCAGCGTTGAGGATCAGATCGAGGTTGCCGCCACCACCACCCGTGGCGCTGATGATCGGGACACCCCCTACCAGGGCGATGGTGACGTTCGCGCCTGCGTTGGCCGGCCCCAATGTCGTAGGCCCGTAGGGCAGCGCGTTCCACCCCGTCGCGCCGTCACCGATCTTGAGTTTTCCGGTGTCCGTCTCCAGGCCGATCTCGCCGGCGAGCAGCACGTCATCCAGGGCCGTCCACGTGGCAGCCAGGCCCCGTCGCAGCCGGAAGCGGTAGTCGACGACTTCAGCCATCCAGGTCTCCCCCATCAATGATCGTGCCGGTGTAGACCGGCGTGTAGGCGGTCGCGGTGATGGTGCTCAGCGCAGGCGGCGGCGACGCCGGCGTATAGGCGAACACGTGCACGTGGCGCTGCCAGCTCTGGCCGACGTCGCCGACCGTCCACAGCTCCATCGTGACGTTGCCCGTGTAGACCAGGCTGGCCGTCGCCGCACCGGGCCCGATGTCATCGCGCTCGACGAGCACTGCGCCCCCGGCATCCTTGAAGCGCAGTCCGTAGCGCTGGTTGTCCGGCTGTGTGAAGGTTGCCTCCGTGGTATCGATGATCTGGTCGGCCTGCAGCACGCGGTTGCGGTGCGCCCAAGTCAGGTCGAATCCGCCGGCGACGGTGCTCGGCCAATCGGCGGCCGCGATCTTGACCTGGCCAGGCGCGTACGGCAGGGATGCACGTCCCTGGACAGTGACGGACATGGCGGTGGCGTCATCGGCGCTCAGCAGCGCATTGGCGGCACGCGTGAGCAGCTTGACGTCGACCAGCTCGTCTGCCGTGTACTCGGTTGCATCGGCGGCCGCGAACGTGTCATAGATCCAGATGCGCTCGCCTGCGCCGTGCAACTGCGGCACGGTGTCTGCGCAGCCGCGCGCCAACGTGACCTGGTAGCCCGCGCCCACCGGCGTGACGGCGTCGACGCGCACGATCTCGTCGCCCCACATTGCCGCGCCGCCGACGACCGCCGCGCCCATGCCGGAAGCGCTGGCCAGCGTGAAGGTCGTAGCGACCTTGGTGTCGTCGGCCTCGACGATCAGCGCGCTGGGACACCACTGGCCAGTGGCTTGCGACGCATAGCTGCCGCCATCCGGCTGCGTCTGCATGTCATAGCTCAAGCCGCCGGCCGGCGCGATGGCCACCGCCTCGACGTAGCAGGCGTCCGCGGCGAGGTTCTTGAGGTCGGCGCTGCTGAGCGAGCCGGCCAGGTCGACGTAGGGTGCTTCGATCGCGCGCTGGACGACGATCGCGACCGGATCAGCCGCGCCGCCTTGGCCGGCGCCGGGGTCGATCGCGATGTTGACGGTCTGCGGCAGGCTGTAGACGTCCTCCGTCAACTGCAAGGAGATTGCGCCGCTCTTGAGCGAGCCCTCCTCCTTCGTGGCCACCAGGCACACCATGTCGGCAATGCCGCGCTTGGTGCACTGCAGGCGCACGTAGGTCATCGGCCGCAGGCCAGTGGCCACGCCCGGCATCACCTTGAGATCGAAGGCTCGCACTGGCGTGGCGGCGGACAGCAGCTCGCGCGCGGCCACGCGCATGGCCAGCGTGGCCGACGGGATCTCCGGGTACTCGACCACGTCATGGACCAGGCCATAGGCGTCGATCAGGTCGAGTGCCTGCGTTGGCGGCGTGGTGACGCTTTCCTTGGCGTCGACGTCGAAGTACTTGATCGAGACGCTGTTGGTCGCGATGCCGAGCGTGGTGGGCTGCTCGCTGAAATCGAGCACGTCGTCGTCGGTGAGGATCGGCAGGTCGGCCAAGGTGTAGACGCCGTTGGCGATGTCGAGGTACAGCTTGCCGTCGACCAGCGAGCGAGTCGAGCTGCAGGCGCCCACCTTCTCCACCCGCTCGATGAAGTCAAAGACGCTCTCGCTGGACGGGTCGCGCGTGGTGCAAATGCCGAATCCGTTGGCATAGAACCAATCGGCGCCCGTGCGCCAGCTCGCGTCGTCGATGTTGGCGACCAGCTCGCGACCCATGCCCGGGTCCGTCTCGGCCTGGTAAAGCACGTGCGCGAGGTTCATCGAGCACAGGGTGCTCGAGGCCGACGTGGCGGTCGCCGCAATGTCGATGTACTGCGGCGCAGGGCCGTTCTGCAGAGCGTCGACGGGGTTGGCAACCACCGTGATCGTTGCATTGTTCGCCGCCTCAATGATCAGCTTCTGGCCGCTGAACACCAGCGCTTCCTGCACCAGGTCGGCGGCCTCGACGTAGTTGAGGTAGTAGGTCTGCGCCGGATCGCTGACCGCGAGCGAGTAGACGTTGTCGCTGGCATGCGTCGACGCGGCATTCGAGCTCGCCGTGATGATCTGAGGAAAGGCTTCGTCGACCACGTGCACGCCGTCGCTATAGGCCCGGTATTCGATGCGGCCGCTCAAGGTCAATTCGACCGTCAGCGTCGTGTCGCCGTCGCCAGTGAAGGTGAACGAGTCCGTTTGCGTCGTCAGGCCGCCGGTGGTGTCGAGCGACCACGCCAGCGTCTCCAGTCCGGGCACCGGCACGATGACGGTGCCGATCAGGATGCGCGCCGTCTCCGGATACCAAGGCTCGCCGCCATCCCAGTTGCCCAGGATGCGCGTCACCTTGTAGGCAGCCGCCTGCGGATAGGCACTCATCGCGCCGTACCTGCCGCCGCGCCACACCACCGAGGCCAAGCCGCGCCAGGCTGGCACCTGTTCGCCGAGCTGCGCGAGCAGGAAGTCGTTGGGCTGCTGCGCCGCCTCGCCGAACATCACGTCGAGGCTGCCAACCACGCCGCCTTGGTCGGTCTCGCCGCCGAACAGGTCCGCCTTGTTGATGCTGATGCGGCCGCTGGCCGTGAGCAAGCCGGACCATGCTGTCTTGTCGCCGGCGCGGAACTCGATGAAGGCGTCGATCGGCCCTTCGCAGAGCCCGTGATGGAACAGCGGCTTGTACCAGTAGCCGATCGTCGATTTACTCTTGCCGCCCATCGCTGGCCTCCATCGCCTTGCTCTCCATCGCGCGCGCCCACTCGACCACCTCGAGCGCGAATGCGTCGCCGGTAGCCAGCAGCTGCTGCGCCGCGATGCCATCGCGAACGAAGCCGCGCCAGTCGATCCCGTGGGCCGCGAACCATGCCTTGGCGCCGGCGCGGCAATGACCCGGCCGCACGCCGTGGAGCGGCACGCTGAAGACGTGCTTGGTGGTGACGATCAAGGGCTTTGTCAGATCGGTCACGATGTCACCGCTTGATCGGGTCGGTGCCGAGCACCTTGAACGCGAGCACAAACTCGTCGCTGATCCACACGGTGCCGAAGATCTGCGTCACCGCCTGACCGTCCTCGGTGGTGGGCGCGTTCGCATCCTCCGCCTTGGCCGTGGTCGCCTTCGGTCGACTCTTGTAGGCCAGGTAGGCCGAGACAAGAAGGATGACGATTTCAGCTATGAGCCAGTACATCGCACGACCCCCACCAAGACTGCCAACACATTGAGGACCAGCGCCAGCATCAGCGCCCGGCGCTGTGCGACGACGCCGGCCGGCGTGTCAAGCAACCAGTAGCGCGCTCGCCAGTACCACACGTTGACGCGGCGGCGAATCGTTGCGATCGCGCTCATGAAATACCCCACGCCATCGAAGTCCCCTCGGGCGTCTTGATCGGCTTGTAGATCGCGCCGCCGAAATTGATCGTGTTGCCGCGCAATGCGCATGCCGCCCACGTGCGCGGACACGATGGCAACGCGGTCACGGCGTCGCCGATCGCCGGGCCCGGACCGCCGGCGGTCAGCGTGAGCACGTCGCTGCCGACTGCATGCGAGTCGATGCCACGACGCACCAGCAGGCCGCTGGCGGCGGTGTAGGTCAGGAATCCGCCCGCCAGCGAAAACGTCGCGTCAACGAACTCGGTCGCCGTGAGCTGCAGGCCGTCGACGTCGGTCAGCGTGGCCACCGTGGTCAGACTCGGGAACTGCACTTCGATTGCCGTATCCACCGCCAGGCCGGTGGCGTCGCTGAGCACCAGCGCGGCGCGCTTGGTATAGGTGGTCGACCAGGTCGCGGCGCTTTCATCATGCAGTGCACTGCCGTCGTCCCAGCTGAAGCCAGACGTCGTGGTGGGCACGCCGCGGAAGGGCGTCACTGTCGTTTCCCACTCGTAAGCCAGGTAGGCCTGCGTGATCGTGGCCGTGTAGTGCGTCGGCCCGTCCGACCAGGTCGCCGTCTTGCCGACCAGGCCGGAGAGAAACGAGGCTAGTTCCGGCACCACCACATGCGCGACTGGATCCACGTCGCCGGCGATCTGCTCGAGCCGCGTGACGGTGCCGGATTGCGTGCCCGCGCCGTCAGGAAGGTTGCAGCCGCGCAAGCCCGTGGAATAGACCTGCTTCCAGCAGGCCTTGCTCCACTTCGCACCCTGGTTGAGCGCCCTCTTGAGCGCTCCGTCCGGCTGGCAGGTCAGCTCGGCCTCGACGTCGCCGAACTTGATGCCGGTGGCCACGCCGACCCAGCGCACCGCTGGCGCATCGGCGTCGCCGTAATGTGTCTCGAGACAGACCACGCGCACATCGTCGGTGGGCACGTAGGGACGCCAGTTGTCGCCCAAGGGCTGCGTCACCGGGTAGCTGCCCGCGGCCGGATCGAGCAGGTAGGCGAAGGTGATCGTGATCTTGTCCTTGGCCGGCTCGATGGTCTGCTTGATCGCGCTGCGGTCGATCTGGGCGCTCAGGTAGGTGTGGCCGTCGACCACCAGGTCGCGATCGGCCGAGCAGAAGCGCCAGGTCAGCGACTGGCGCGTGAAGACGAACAGGCGTACCGGCTTGCCGCCGAAGCGCGAGCGCTCGATCGATTCAAACATCGGCCACCACCGCTTGCCACCCGGTGGTGGCTGTCGCCAGGCCGTCCGCGTCCGTCGCGTGGTCGATCTCGACCGAGTCGCTGGCCAGCGTGCTCAACGCCATGAAGCTGACCGCACGGATCGCGCCAGGCTGGATGCTGGAGACCGACAGCGCGCTGCTCAAGGTGAGGGCCTCGGTGGAGGCGTACTCCGTCGCGTCGACGACGCGCCGATACAGCACCGTGCCGTCGACGAGCTCGATGCGCAGGTCCTGGCGGTTGACCTGGCCAAGGCCGAACAGCGTGTAGGCCGCCCACTCGATGGTCATCACGGTGCCGCTGGCAGGGATGATGGCCACCGGCTTGAGATCGCTCGCCCAGCTCGGCACCCAGATCGGCGAGCAGCGGCCGCACAGCGTGTACAGCAACGAGCGGAACCAGGTGTGCGCCGCGCGATCGCCGAGTGCCCACTGGCTCTTCTGGGCGCGCAGCGCCACGCCCGGCAGGTCGTACACCAGCGGATCCGCCGTCCCGTAGTCCACGGTCTGCGCCAGGCGCGAATAGCTCGCAGTGGCATCGTTGGTCTCGGTCGGGCGCACGTCCAGCACCGGGTGCCCGAGGTACGTCGCGATCGCGTCCGAGGCCAGCGCCGGCCAGTCGCAGGCGTCGGCGATGTCGAAGGACAGGCTGCGCGTGCTGGCGTCGTCGGAGTGCAGCGTCTCCTCGGCACCGTCATGCACGCGGGCGCGGCGCAGCGGGTACAGGCGCACGACGTCGCGCCAGTCGTCCGCCAGCGGCGCGGCGAGCGCCAGGCCGGTGTCGGCCACTTCGTCGACGTCGACCACCGCCCAGTAGTTCACGCTGAGCCAGAGCAAAGCCTTTGCGCCCGCCGCAAAGTCGAAGCCTGCGGTCTCGCAGACGATGAACTCGTCGCCGGCGACCAGGCCGGACAGAAACTGCACGTCGGGCCAGATCGGCAGCAGCCAGTCGCCGCCGTAGCCGGCCAGCAGCATGTCGGCCACGCGCCGGCCCTGGCCGTCCTCAAGTACTTCGAAGCCGAAGCTGCGCCGCGGCGCGATCAGCAACTGGCGATGCTTGGAAACGGCGGTGGCGCTGGCCTGCAGGAAGTCCGTCGACCAGGTCAGCGTCTCGGACACGCCGTTGTCCCAGTTCGGCGGCAGCGGCCACACGCGCGCGCCGTCGGTCGTGAAGGCTCCCATCACCAGCTCCTGCGGATCGCGCGGCCGTTCTCGCTGGCCACCGTCACCATCTTCTTCTCGGTGGCCGGGTGGTTGAGAACGGCCTGAGTCAGCGCGTCGACGTCGAACAGGTTGTACAGACGCAGGCTGTTGTTGTTCGTCGAGCGCAGCAGCGTGGCGTTGTCGCTGATCTGCCCGCGCGCCTCGGGCAGCGCGGTGATCTGGCCACCATCGGCAAAGCCGGGCGCCCAGTCATGCAGCGCCACCATGCCGCGCGCATTGAAGTCGTTGAGGAATCCGACCGCGCCAGGCTGCGTCGCGGCCGATGCGCGCACCATGAATTCCCGGTCGCTGGCCCAGATCGGAATGCTGTCGCTCGTGGGCGTGCCATCACCACGGATTTGCCCACCGATGGCATAGCCTGAGGCGCCGGTGAAGCTGGCGCTGGAGATCATCTGCGCGATCTGCGCACCCTGCGCGATCGCCGCAATGATCATCGGGATGTTTTCCGGAAAGCCGGTCTCACTGGCCTTGGCCACGTTGGTGGCCAGCGAGATCGCCGCCTGGCCGATTGCAAACGCCTTGCTGATCGCGAACATCACCTGATAGGCCTTGCTCTGCTCGCCGAAGCCCGCCTTGGTGATCGTGGCCAGGTCACCGGCCACGCTGCTCGCCTGGGTCAACTGGAGCCGCTGGCGCGCCTCCTCAATGGCCAGGACGTCGTTCTGGTGCTTTTGGGTGGTGGCCTCGCTTTGCTTGTCGTACTGGTCCTGCGTAATCAATTGGGCATCGCGGAACGCTGCGAGCTGCGCTAGGCGCGTCTCGTACCACTGCTGCTCCTTGTCGGCGGTGTCCTTGAGCTTGGCCTCCTCGCCGTCGATCTTGGAGTCGACCTTGGAGCTGCCGCCGAGGCTGGCACTGATGTCAATCGGTTTGCCGAGCGTCGAATCGACGAGCTTCTTTGTGTCGCCCGCCGGATCCTTGGACTGGCCACCCTTGAT